TAGCAACAGGTCAATCATTAACTTCAGCTCAAGGATCAGTAGTAGCTAAAGCTGATGTTGATGTATCAGTTACAGGTTTAGATTTATTAACAATTACACAAGGTTTAAATTCAATACAAATTGATAACAACGTATTTGTATTTGCATCAGAAGATCAATTAGATGCATCGCTAGGATCAACGTCTCAAACAGGATTGGCTAATGTAGGTGTAACTGGTAATTCAGCATCTACAAGTATAGGTCAAGTGGTTCCTGAACCTAAAATTCCTGTAGATGTAACAGGCGTATCATTGACAGCTTCATTAGGTACAATTTCACTTGAACAATCAACTAACGAAACAGCTACTGGACAATCGGCTACTATTTCACTAGGCACAGTAGATCCAGTGGCAGTTTACCCTGTAACAACAGCAGGATTATTAAATGCATCAGTTGGAAGTGTTGTAGCAACTGGTGCCGCTCTTGCTCCTGTAACAGGCATAGCCTTGACGGCAAATATTGGTTCGGTTAATATTACGGCATGGAGTGAAATTGATCCTGGTGTAAATAATACATGGACCCCAGTTGATAGAGCTGCATAATTTTGTTAAAATAGGAGACATATGACATCATCTTATACACCACTCGGTATAGAAAAAATGGTTACTGGCGAAAATGCCGGTACATGGGGAACAAAGACTAATGCAAACTTAGATCTGATTGCACAATTAACTGGTGGCTTTGCACAAGTTTCAATTGCTGGAGGAGCACAAACAACAGCATTAGATGTTGCTGACGGAGCTACAACTGGTACAGCTCAACAAAGATTTATTGAGTTCACAGGTACAATTACAGGAAATCAAATTGTAACAATTCCCAATGACGTAGAAACATTTTACATTTTAAAAAATTCAACAACAGGTTCTTTCACAGTAGAATTTAAATACGCAACAGGATCTGGTACCACATTTACTTTTGCAGCTACAAATAAAAAAACAGCAATAGTTCAGGCTTCAGCTTCACCAGACGCTACTAACCCAAATATTATAGAAGTTCAAACAGGCGGAGATGTTGTTGATGATACATCACCTCAACTTGGTGGTAACTTAGATGTTAATGGTAATTCTATTGTATCAGTTTCAAATGGTGATATTGCAATCACACCAGATGGTTCTGGTAATATAGTATTAGACGGATTAACTTTTCCAAATGCAGATGGTTCTGCAAACCAAGCTTTAGTTACAGACGGAGCAGGAAATTTATCTTTTGCAACGGCTGGAAGATTAGGAACAGTTAACTGGTGTTCAACTGCAAAAACAGCTCCATTTTCTGCAACAGATGGCGCAGGTTTTTTCGTTAACACAGCTGGAGGCGCGGTAACAGTTACTTTACCTAGCTCACCATCAGCTGGAGCTATAGTTTCAATTAAAGATTACAACAGAACATTTGGAACTAACAATGTAACACTAGATAGAAACGGATCAAAAATTAATAGTGTTTGTGAAAATGCAACATTATCTTCTAATGGTCAATCAATTTCCATGGTTTACGTAGATGCTACCAAAGGTTGGATTGACGTGAAAAACTGTCAAACATCTACAGCAGTTGGTGGTGCACAATTCGTAAATGCAACAGGTGGAACTATTTATGAGTGTGGTAATTTTAGAGTTCACCACTTTGCAAGTGACGGAACTTTCACTGTCACAAACGCTGGTAACCCATCAGGATCATCTTCAGTAGATTATTTAGTAGTAGCAGGTGGTGGTGGAACAGGTCCAAGTAATCAAGGTGGTGGCGGAGGTGGATTTAGATTTTCTGCTTCTACTTATTGTATGCCTGTTTGTGCACCTTCTTATCCAAATTTCGCACCAGCAGGTGTACCTGTTTCAGTTACAGCCTATCCAGTAGCTGTAGGTGGTGGAGGAGGTCCAGGTGTATGTGGATCAAATTCAATTTTTAGTACAATCACTTCAGCAGGTGGTGGAAAAGGTGCATCTTGTGGCGGTTCAGGTGGAGGTGGACCAGGAGGTCCAGGACCAGGTGGCCAAGGAAATACACCACCAGTATCACCACCTCAAGGAAATCCAGGGGGTGGAAGCAATCATCCTGCGGGTAAAGGCGGAGGCGGTGGTGGAGGACCAGCTCCAGCAGGAATTGGTATTTCATCTTCTCCAGGCGGTAGACCAGGTTCAGGTGGACAGGGTGGTGGATTATGTACATCATTTAAATTAACATCTCCTTTTTTAGGAGAAGCAGTAGGAAGTCCAGTAGCTTACTATTATTTTTCTGGTGGTGGAGCAGGAACAGGACCTCAACCAGCAGGTGGTGGACCAACAGGAACAGGTGGATTTGGCGGAGGTGGAAATGCTCCAGCTAACCAAACAGCTTCATCAGGAGATACAAACACAGGTGGAGGAGCAGGTGCTCCTGGACAATCTGGTGGATCTGGTTATGTTGTAATAAGATACAAATTTCAATAGGAGTGATATTATGGCACATTATGCAAAATTAGGAATAAATAGTAAAGTTATAGCAGTACACGTTATAGCTGATTCAGACTGTCAAAATGCTGATGGTATTGAAGATGAAGAAGTAGGAAGACAGTTTTTGGAAAGAATCCATAACTGGCCTTTATGGAAAAAAACATCTTACAATACATCTGGCGGACAACACAAAACAGGCGGAACACCTTTAAGAGGTAACTACGCAGGTATAGGTATGACCTATGATGAAGATAACGATATCTTTATTTATCCAAAACCATACCCAAGCTGGGTTTTAGATATTTCTACAGCCACTTGGAAATCTCCTGTAGGCGATGCACCTGCATTAACTGCAGAACAAGAGGCTCAAAATTCTTCAGGAACAGTAGATACACCTCCAACAAATGATTGGATCTATATCTGGAATGAAGATGGCCAATCTTGGGATCTTGTTGATCAACTAGCTTAATCCACTTGACATTATTATTGGGGTTAATTACATACTAGGTAGGTATGCAAAAGAAAGTATTAACAGAAGTTGATTTATATCACGGTGAAGTTGATATGCCTAAAGGTTTCGAAATCGACCGAGATGAGATTAGAAATAACATTATAGAATCATACGCACAACAAAAAAGAAACCATGACAATCCAAGAGCTTATGCTTTTGATGATTATCAAGTTACCTATACACCTGCTTTAAGTCATCTCTGTGATTATATAAGAGATCATTGGCGAGCGGAATATGGTAAAACTTTAATTGTCAAAAATATTTTTGGTAACGTAATGAAACCACAAGAAAAATCATGGACAAGAAATCAAGTAGAACCTGTCGATTTAAAAAACTCCCCTGATTATACATTAATTTATGGTGTAGATGTAAAAGATGCCTCTTCCAACTGTGTTGTAGAGTATGATAATAATAGAAGAAAAAATAGAAGCTGGCACATGCCTATAAAAAATAATAATTTTTTTATGTTCCCTGCTTGTAATAAATATTATTTTACACCTAACCTTTCAAAAGGTTTAAATGTAATTTTGACAGTAAACTATGAATTTGTCTAATTATTATTGGTATTTTGAATCTGCTGTTCCTCATAAAATTTGTGATGACATTGTTAGATATGGTCAATTATTAAAAGATAGAGAAATTACTGCAATTACAGGTCATTACGGTAGAGATAGAGATTTAAAAAAGAATCCGTTAAATAAAGAAGAAATAAAAGACTTACAAAAGAAAAGAGATTCTAATGTAGTTTGGATGGATGATCCTTGGATTTATAAAGAGATTTCACCTTACGTTCATATGGCAAACAAAAACGCAGAATGGAATTATCAGTGGGATTATTCAGAGCCTTGTCAATTTACGATATATAGAAAAGGACAGTATTATGATTGGCATTGTGATAGTTGGGATAAGCCTTATGTTAGAAAGGATAATACAAACGGTAAAATCAGGAAACTATCTGTTACAGTAAGTTTGACAGATCCTAAAGATTACAAAGGTGGTGAGTTAGAATTTGATTTTAGAAACGAAGACCCTGGTCCTGCTAAAATAAAGACTTGCACGGAGATATTACCTAAAGGCTCTCTAGTTGTATTTCCCTCATTTGTATGGCATAGAGTTAAACCAGTAACGAAAGGAATAAGGCATAGTCTAGTAATATGGAATCTAGGGTGGCCTTTTAAATAATAATATGAAAAATATAAAACAAGGCGGAAGCCATTCACAAAAAAAAGCAGAGGGACATGTAGACTTTAAATCACAATTTTATTTTCAAACTCCTGTGTGGACTGGCGAAGCACCATTATTTTTAAATAATGCAATTAAGGTTACGGATAAATATATAAAGCGTGCTGAAAAATTATTAAAGGATAAACTAAAAAATGAACCTAAATGGAGAAAGAAACTAGGAACGTTTGGATTATCTAAACATAGTGAAACATTTTCACAAGATGTAGATATAAGAGATCTTGTTGTTTTTATAGGACAGCGAGCTTATGATTTTTTAGATTGGCAAGGTTTTGATTTAAGAAACCATAGTTTACACTTTACAGAATTTTGGGTTCAAGAGTTCAGTGAAAAAGGTGGTGGTCACCACTCTACACACGTTCATTGGAATCAACACGTATCAGGATTTTATTTTTTAAAATGCAGCGATAAAACATCTTATCCTATTTTTCATGAACCTAGATCAGCTGCAGAAATGACTAAACTACCTTTCAAAAATGTAGAACAAATTTCTATGGGTACGAGTCAAGTCCACTATAAACCACAACCAGGCACTATGATTTTATTTCCAGGATATGTACCACATGAGTTTGCTTTAGATCCAGGTTTAGAGCCATTTAGATTTATTCACTTTAATATTAAAGCTGTAGAAACAGCTATATCTAAGAAAGTAAGTAATAAACCAAAATGAACTTAGATAATATTTTTTATAAAAAAAATTTAAGTTGGACTAACAATTTTGTAAAAGATAACATTAAGAACATAGAAAAAAATTATTCTATGTATCCAAATAGAAATAGGTGGAATTGTGATTGTCATGTCATACACGATAATGATGAAAATGTATATTTTATAGACTATTTATTTTTACGTAAAAAATATGAAGAATTATCTCAAGAGGTTTGTAAAAAATATAATATTAAAAATTATCATTTGAGTGATATTTGGTATAGCTATTACAAAAGTAACCAATACCAAGAACCACATATTCATGAAGGTAATGGTGGTTTGACTGCTGTGCATTATTTATTATATGATGCTAAGAGTCATTCGGTAACTCATTTTACAGATGAAAAAATTGAGTCGCCTAAAATTAGACAAGGAGACATTTTATTTTTTCCTTGTGACTTAGAACATTATGTTCCTTATAATAAGACTAATGTGCCTAGATTGACTGTGGCTTTTACAATAACTAAAAAGGATTAGTATGAGTTTTAAAAAGAAAAAATATACAGTTTTAAAAAATGCAATATCACATGATCTTGCTTTATTTGTTTATAATTATTTTTTAATGAAAAGGAGAGTAGCAAGAACAATGAGAGATACAAAGTTTATTTCACAGTTTTCAGAAGAATGGGGCACATGGGAGGACGAGCAAGTCCCAAATACTTATTCTCATTATTCAGATGTAGCAATGGAAACACTACTATTGAAAGTACAACCAGCTATGGAAAAACACACAGGATTAAAATTAACTCCAACCTATTCTTATGCAAGAATATATAAAACAGGTGATGTCTTACATAGACACAAAGATAGATTTAGTTGTGAAATATCTACAACGTTAAACCTTGGTGGCGATCCATGGCCTATCTTCTTAAACCCTAATCCTAAAGCAGGAAATGTAAGTGGACCTATTGGGGGAAAATATGGAACACAAAAATACCATGCTACTAACGATAAAGGTGTAAGAATTAATTTAAAACCAGGAGATATGTTAATTTATTCTGGTTGTGAATTAGAGCATTGGAGAGAAGAATTTCAGGGCACAGATTGCGGTCAAGTTTTCTTACATTATAATAAAGTTTCCAAAAAAGCTGATCAAAATATGTTTGATCAAAGACAACATTTAGGATTACCCGCTTGGTATAAAAGAAGAATGAACTAAATTTACAAGTCGCTAGGATGTTTATAAATACCCTCACTAATGATATACTCCTAATATGCCTTTAGCAAAAGTAAATATAGCACCAGGATTTGACAAACAATCTACACCCTCAGATGCAGAGGGTCGTTGGGTAGATGGTGATAATGTAAGATTTAGATATGGAGAACCTGAAAAGATAGGTGGATGGCAAGCATTAGTTAACAAAGAATTAGTAGGAGCAGCTAGAGCTCAACACGTTTGGGCAAATACCGATGGTAAAAGATATGCTGCTATTGGCACAGATAAAGTTTTAGTCATTTATTTCGATGGTGCCTTTTATGATATTACACCATTAGACACAGACAATTACTCAACAGGCTCAAATATAACAACAATCAACGGATCAGCGACAGTTACAATCACTACTACCGGACCGCACAATCTTACAGTTGGAGATATTATTACTTTCGCAAACGCAGGATCTTTTGGTGCTGATACAGATTACACTGCAGCAGATTTCGATGATAAATTATTTGAAGTTCAAACCGTTCCTACAATTACAACTTTTACCATTACAATGCCCACAGCTGAAACAGGAGCAGGAGAAACTAATGATGGTACACTTGATGTTAGACCTTACGTACCAGTAGGACCTTTAAACCAAACAGTAGGCTATGGTTGGGGCACATATTTATTTGGTGGTCGAACAGTTGCCCAAACGACAACTACAATGAACAATGCTGGTAATATGTTAGTTGGTGATACTTCAGTAATTCTAACAGACTCTTCTATTTTTCCTGCATCGGGTAAAATTAGAATTGGTTCTGAAGACATGGAATACACAACAAACACCACTGGCACAAACACAATCAGTGGAATCACACGAGGTATTAACGGGACTACAGCAGCGGAACACACTGACGGATCTACAGTCACAAATATTACTGATTATATAGGATGGGGTGATGCATCTACATCAAGCACCGTAACAATTGATCCTGCAAATTGGTCTTTGGATAATTTTGGTAACTTGTTGATTGCAACAATACATAATGGTGAAACTTTTACTTGGGATGCTTCACTTACAAACGCTTTACAAACTAGAGCAACAATTGGATCAGGTATGCCAACTAAATCTGTAATGACGATAGTTTCAGACAGAGATAGACATTTATTTCACTTAGGAACAGAAACAACAATTGGAACTGCAACGACTCAAGATAAAATGTTTATAAGATTTTCAGATCAAGAAAGCACAAGCGACTACGCACCAACATCAACGAACACCGCAGGAACATTTAGATTAGATGATGGAACACAAATTATAGGTGCCTTTAAAGGTAAAGATTATATTTTAGTTTTAACTGATACAGCAGCATATGAAATGCAATTTGTTGGACCACCTTTTACATTTTCAATAAGAAAAGTAGGTTCTAATAATGGACTTATGGGTCAACACGCAGGAGTCTTTGCAAATGGTGCAGTATATTGGATGGGTAAAACAGGTGGATTTTATGTTTATGATGGAACAGTAAAATCATTACCTTGTCTTGTAGAAGATTTTGTATTCACAACTGACGGTAATAATCCTGGAATTAATTATGATTCAGGGCAATTGGTTTATGGTGGTATTAATGAGTTGTACTCGGAGATAAATTGGTTTTATCCAACAAGTGGTTCTGATGTGGTTAATAGGGTAGTTACTTATAATTTTGATGAAGGAGCTTGGACAACTGGAACTTTAGATAGGTCTACTTGGGTAGGATCCACAGTTTATGAACAACCTTATGCAACAGATTACAATGCTTCTAATACACCAACTTTCCCAGTTGTAAGTGGAGTATCTAATGGTGCTTCGATATACTATGCGCATGAAATTGGAGTAAATCAACAAAATGGTGATGGTACTCAAACTGCAATTACTTCTTTTATTAAATCAGGTGAATTTGATTTGAATGGAAGACAGGGTGTTCCTGGTGATGGTGAGTTTTTAATGAGTATGAGTAGATTTGTCCCTGATTTTAAAAGAATTAGTGGTAATGCAAAAGTAACTATATTTTTAAATTCATTTCCACAGACAACACAAGCATCAAGTCCTCTTGGGCCTTTTACTGTTAATAGTACAACAACTAAAGTAAATACAAGAGCTAGAGCTAGATTTGCAGCTGTACAAATAGAAAACGAAAACTTAGATGAAAGTTGGAGATATGGCACATTTAGGTTTGATGTAAGGGTTGATGGAAGAAGATAATGGCAAAAATAACTATACAAATACCTGAACCAAAACCTGAGTATTCACAAGAAGATCAAAGACAAATACTTCAAGCATTTAGAACTCTTCAATCTCAGTTGAATTTCTCATATGAGAATGATATAAAAAACAAACAGGATACATTTACTTATTTTTTATCATGACAATACAATATAAAAGCGAAACTTTCGATTTAACGACAACAAACATTACGACAGTTTTAACATGTCCTTCTGATGCAACAATATTAGTTAAATCATTTCAAGCATCTCATCAAACTGCAAGTAACGTAGATGTTGATGCATATTTACAAAAGTCTGGTGGGTCGAATGTAGAAATAAGTCATGCACAACTTAATAAAAATTTTACTAATATGGTCAGTGATACATTAAACATGGAAGCATCTGATGTTCTCAAGATACAAGCCGATACTGCAGATGCAATTACTGGTGTTGTGAGTTATGCATTACTAGACAGATCTCAAGAGAATGGCTAAGAAGAAATCAATCTTTGGTGTAAATAATTATCACAAACGTACGCCTAAAAAGCGTCCTGGTGTGCATACTAAAAATAAGAATAAAAGAAAACCACATCGAAAGAAATATCGTGGACAGGGTAGATAATTTAGTATATTAAAAACACATGGCTGTTTA